TCACTATCTCTATATAGAGGTTTTGCCCTAAATTCTTTTCCATAGTCTTTAAGTTGATATCCTAACTCTGTTAGGATTTCATAAACGCTTATTTGTTCCATTCTAAAGCCTCACTAATAATAGGAAATTCTTTAATAAAGATTCTTTTGCATCTTTCAGCAACTTCTCGATGTTCTTTTTGAGTATTCTGTTCTGTTCTTAACTCTATATAATGAATCCAACTTCTTAAAGAACCTTTCATATACATTGTAGTTTGAGTTGTTAGAGGTAGAATCATTCTAGCTACTTCTTTGGCTACTCCATTTTCTATCATTGTATCATAACAATGTTGCGATAGCGATATAGATTCTGCGAGAAGATGAGATATATTATCATATGCATCCGTATTAGTTGGTAGAAGTTTTTCACCAACTTGTCTATTTTTATCACCTTGTAATCTTAGCTCTACGTCTTCATATTCATTAGCTAAACTATATCTTTGACTAAATTCTTGAAATGAGAAAGACCTATGACGTAAAATTTGAGCTGCAATTGCTCTACTTGTTTTTATTTCAACGCACATATCTACTAATTCAAATGGACTCCAATGTTTATGCTTAATTAAAAATTTTAATAGTTTTGGTGCGGTTTCTACATTTAATTGGTTAGATGGATTGCTAACTCTAGCGCAATAAGCTACAAGGTCTTCTACTTTTTTTAAGTCTTTTATTTCTGGTTTGGTAATTGATATTAATTCAACGTTCATAGTAATTCTCCATCATTTGCATTTTGGTCGGTGAGTTCATATTGTTCTCTTTGCCTCTCGGCAACATCTCTTAAAGATCCTCTTTCTTCGATATTGAAATTAGTAACTTGATAATTAAGATAATTTTGCGCCCATGTTTCTTTTCCGCTTGAATCTAATCTTCTAACCAAATCTTGATGTCCAGCAGCATCTTTACCTTGAAATCTTGTTTTAGTTGGAATTAATTTATGAGTTCCAAAAGCTTGTCCATCTAGAGTTACTTCATCAAGTGTCTTTCTTCTAAAGATAGCTACAAATGACGCAAACCATTGAAGTCTATCTGATAAAGAAATAACAGAGCTATCATCTACTACATTATTAGAGTTTCTATTAAAATTTTCACCAGTTCTATTTAACTGCATAGCAGTAATAATTGGGCAATGTATTTCCTCTGATATTCTTTTTAATTTATCAATCTTTTCTCCAATGGCTTGATGCTCTGCCCAATTTTGGCTAACCTTTTCGCCAGTCAATTTAATATAATCATAAGCAATCATCGCTTGATTTCCTCTGCCAACTTTTGAAAGATACCATCTTCTAATAAGAGAACAAACTTGATCTATATTCTTGTTGCCTACATGATAATGAAAATACTCATATGTTTTAACTTTTGCCCAAGCTGCTCGAACTTTTTTGGTCATCTCTTCATTCTTGCGCCAATTTCCAGTTTCAAGATACCATACTGGTACATCAGTTAACGACGCAACCATTCTTAATTGAATATCTACGGTTTGCATTTCTGTATCTAAAATTAAAGTTTTAGTTTTATTCTTAGGATTGATAGAAGTTTTAAAGCAAATATCATTTAGCCATGTAGATTTTCCTTGTCCAGGCCTACTTGCGATCGCGTAAATATTTCCATTTTTTAAACCGCCATACATTCTATTAAATTCAGAATATGGGGTAATTAGTCCAGTATCATCTTTTGGAGAATTGCCAATTTCTTCAATAAGGTCTTCTACTTCCGCAAAGATATTAACTGGCATATCATTCTCTGAATACGCTGATATTTTCTTATTATATATTTGATCTATCTTACCAATAATATCATCTATTGAATCTTCTGAATTTTTATTTATATATTCTTTTAGTTTATCCGCAGTTTGAGATATCTCTCTTCGGATTCTTAATTTAATTAGCTCTTTACAAGCATTCATTGTTGCTTCTTCTGTAATTTGAGAAAAGCTTAAGTTATCAATATAGTCGAAGATATTAATTTCATCCTTAAATGTTATCCCAAGATTTTTAATCTTTTCAGCGAGAAGTACTTTGTCTACTGTTTCACCTTTATGCTTTATATTTTTAAATACAGTATATATTGATGAGTGAACATCATTATAAAAATCATTTTCAGTTAAAAATATATCAACATCAGCAAATAAATCTTGATGTTTTAATAAACCGCTTAATACGTGTCTTTCTACTTGTAAAGAATAAATCATCCTTTATATATAATACCAAAAGAGAAATTAAAAGTCAAGAGTTTTAATCTTGATTTTCTGGTTCGTCAAAATCGTCTTCTTGATTTGTTCTTGCTATTTGATCAGTTGTTGCTTCTAAATTTAATTGATCTACGCTTTGACTCCATGTATTAACATAATATAAAAGAGCCATCGCGTTTATTTGATTATCAAATTTTGTAAAAACTTGAGGTTCACCTTTGTTGGAAAAGTTAAAAAGAATATATCCGCCAAAACTGCATTCATCAATTTGCTTTAAAAGAGAATCTGGTATTTTAAAAGTTTTTTTCTTATTTGTCACCAGAAACTTTTACACTTAAATAATTAAAATTCCACACTTTTCTTCTATATATTGTGGCGATATATTTTTCAAATCATTTTCATATAATTCAAGAAATTTAAATCCATTTAATTCAAGCCATTTTTCTTTTTTTACATCTCTTTTTATACTATTTAAATATTTTAATCTTGAATGATCGTGAAAAAATTCATTAAAGGATTCGTGTTGATTACCTTGTATCTCAACAGCTATCTTTTTTGTTGCATTTAATATATCAACTTTAAGCATAGATCCATATACTGGAAATTCTTCATAAACTATATGATTTTTCCAATAAGGATAGAAAAATTGCTTGAATTTAAATTGTAGCTTACTACGACTTTTACCTTCCCAATCTATTTCGTAATTTCTTACGTTTTTATTAACTAGCTTACCGTTAATATTTAATAATCTCATTTAATAAAAAACCATGAAGGCCAATTTTCATTAGTTGAAAAAACTCGTATATTATACTGATTTGCGAATTCATTTACGGCTGGTCTTACTCCAAATGGAATATTTCCATTGGGACCAAAAAAACCTTCAACATAATCATGACCACAGAATAAGCCTCCTTTTTTTACTTTTGGATACCAGTTATTTAAATCTTTTTTTACTGATTCATAAGAATGATTACCATCAATATATATAAAATCAAATATTTCATCTGAAAAAAAATTACAAAATTCATCAGAAAATCCTTTTATTAATCTCATTCTGTCATAATTATTAATAGTATTTTGTATTGTCTTTAGTATTCTTTCTGATTGAATCAAATTTGAAGAGTTAAAATCATCTTTATAAATTTCTTTTTCTTGCTCTTGCCAACAATCCATTAAAATTAAATTTAAATTTGGACAATTATCTAATATAAATTTTGAATACTCTCCTTCGAGGACACCTAGCTCTAAACCAACTCCAGAGGGCTTAAAATATTTAATTAATTCTTCTCTGTTGTTAATATTTAGATTATTCATTTATCAAGAGGCTAGTGTTGAAATAAATTTATTATAAAAATAGTCTACAATTTGTTTATTGTCTTCAAGATAAGATCTTAGATTATCTATTCCTTGGTGTTGTTTTTTGAGTTCTAAGTCTGCTTTTTTAAGCTCTTCAATAATTTCATCGGAAAAAGTAACCCATGCTCCTTTTGCAGTTGCAAATTCCCAAGCTAGGATTTGATCAATAATCTCGTACTCTCTCCAAACTGAAGAACCATCTTTACGACCATATTTAATTGGATATTGAATCTTAGAGTTTGTGGATTCATTTGTTGATTTTTTAATCACGATCTTAACATTGTGTCCAATTATCTTATTCTTAACTGGATCATATTTATCGTTTGGTTTTTCAAGGATAAGATCTTTATTAAACTTTGGTTCAAATTCAAGAATCCAATTAGCGAAATGTAATAAAGCATTTCCGCCAGTTGCAGTAGTTTGACGAATATCTTTATTTGCAGCATAGGGATCAAGTTTAATATCAGATCTGACTTGACTAATAAAGATCGCCATATGACCACGTTTTGAAAGTGCAAGAGAAATCTTCTTCATTAACATTGAAGAAATGACTGCGCCGCCTGCAACCTTTGTAGCTTCTGTCATACTTTTTTGAGCATCGCCTTTTGTCATAAGGCCATCAACTGAATCAAGAATAAACATATATCGCTTTGCTTCATCATTTGATTGAATTAAATCTTTCATTAATTCTGAAACTGTTTCGAAAATATTGCATTCAAACACAAAACAGGTTCCATCAACCCATTCTTTAGGATCAGTTACAAATTTAATTCCAGAGCGCTCTTTGATCTCTTTACTTAATCTTCCCTCTGCTTTAAAGAGTAAAGCTCTAGAATTATCTACTGTTTTAAGAAAATTTTTTGTTACTTCCAGTGCTTCTGAAGTTTTTCCGCCCTCATTCATTCCAATAAATCTATGGAGTCCTGGACATAGACCACCACCTGTAGCGATATCAAGATTTAAACTACCAGTAGATACTTTATAATAGATTTCATCTTCAAAATTATAATGATCCTCTTTATTTTCCTTTAGAAAGGATAATAGTCTATCTGATGCACTTGGACCAGATGATTCAATAATTTCTTCTTTAGATTTTCTTGCCATATCTTATAAATTCTATCAAACTTTTAGGTTTTTGGCAAATCTTTTTATCATTTTGAACTTTGTTTTCTTCTAATTTTATTACTTCAATAGTTAAATTTAATTTAAATTTCTCGTATTCTTTTAATAAGAATGCCTTACCTTCTGATTTAAGAAACCATGCG